CCCATCCTGAAGATACATCGGGCATGGTAACCCTCCTAAGCTATCTGAACGATTGCGTTGCCTGCTGTCTGAGCTGGGAATTGAATTGTAAAAGTTCCGCTAGTTACAGTTTTGTCAGCACCAAAGTTAACAGCACAAACCGCTTTGTTAGAAGCAGAAGAATTATATATTAAACATCCTCTTGCTGTAAAAGAAGCTGAACTGATACTTGTGTCTGCAAACTTACAACACGCTGTATCGCCTGATAAGACTGGTGTCGTACTTGTTAAAGCATTTCCACCTGTCGTGTATCCAGTTCCACTTGAGCTAACTTCGTGAGTGTTAGTTGGATTTGCTGTACCATCTGAAGGTGCCGTGTAAGCAGTTGTTGATTTACTTAAAGTTGCTGAGCTTGTGAATAAAGCTATTTTAAATGAGTTTCCAGAAGACGCAGTAAAATTATGTGTGCCTACTAAAATTTCTTGTTTAAAACTATTACAAATTGCCGATGTTATTGCCATAATATTTTATCCTCTTATGGTGACGGTGACTTAACTGGGATTCTAACTGTTCCATCCGTATAATCGTCTCGTCTACGTCTACCTAATTGTACTCCTGCAAACTTCTGTATTTCTTGTTTATACTTTCCCTCATATAATGTCAACATATCCGTTGGGCCTTTTAAAAAACCATATGTTTCAGCCAAACAGGCATATAAAAGACCTTGAGGGAAGTTTAAACTTATATAATTAGTCTGATTACTAGACTCTAAAGTAGCAGGCATTTTATTATAGTATATTCTAAATTTGTATGCTTGATCTGGTGTAGGAGCAAAATACATAGCCCCAGATGTAGTATCACTCAAACCTGTAGCACCACCAAACATAGCGTAGTATTTAGGTAGTCCAGTGACTGTTTTACCATCCACACCACCTTCTGGTCCAGTAGTTCTACTTACATATTCAGATAAATAGGTTTGATCTTTTTTCTCTAGCCATTGACCAGGGCCTGTTGTGGCAGATGTAGAATTAAATACTTCTATACCTCTAATAAATAATGCTCCTGCTGGTGCATTAATAGAGTTGTTACCTGCAGACATCGTACCTTCTTGTACAAATCTATCTGAGTCCATGGGCACATCTAAAAATATTCTTTGTTGTGCATTTAAAATAATGTTTTCTAAAATATCTGTAGTTAAAACATTAGAGTCTACTTCTGTGTAGTTTCTAATTTGTGTAACTAAAGTATTGTAACTAATTCCTGACATAATTAAGCTCTATCGTTTACCGGTCCTCCAAATACAAAATATCCACCACCTGTTTGTGTGCTGGATGGGGTAGAATTTACCACAAAAGTAAATTTATTACTAAATGTTTCTGTAGAATTTGCGTCGTTTACAAAGCTTTCTTCTACAATAGTTATTTCTCTAGACCCAAATATTTTAGCTCCAACCTTATGATGTCTGGCAGTTGTAGCCACAGGAGTTTTTCCATATGAAGGAGCAGAAGAACCTCTAGTAACACCAGTCAACGTACCTGTGCCTGTGTTGTTTGCAGTATATTTTATTGTCTCTGTGTGATCTCTTCCATTTTCAGCATTAAAACTAACTATACAAATAAATCCTGATGATGGAAATTTAGTCGAATCATTTAAAACAATAGTTGTATCTGTTGTGTTAATTGCAGTTTTTAATGTTGTAGACATTTCTAATTCTGCAACAGTCAAACCACCTACAGGTTCTTTTACATCATAAAGTCTAACAAAGTCTCCTGTAACTCTTTGATGTCTGTCTTGTGTAATTGTAACTGTAGTAGACCCACTAGCAGTAGTGATAGGGTTAAGGTTTAAAACAGACGGTGTTGGTAAAGCTACTCTAGACGGTCTTGCTCTCCACAATCCTTGAGGATCTGCGCTAATTGGTTTTGGTTGTAATTGTGGTTGTTTTGGTTCAAACTCAGATGTATGTACCCATGCACCATTCCATTCTCTTACCATTTCTCTGTACGGAAATACTTGTCCGGATCTATCTGAAACAGCTAATGCGTATTTACCTTGTGCGTATGATGCCATTATGTTCCTGGGTAATAAGTTTTAGGAGCTATAAATGTGCTAGAAGAAGATCCGTCTTCTGCTAACGCTCTTTTTAATTCATCCTCATAATAAAGTTTTAACTCTTGAGATCTTTGGGGTGCATATTTTTGTGATAAATAAAATGCTAGTCCCGCAGTCATACAAGGTGCAAATCTGTATGGAACATCTGCAGCGTTTGTATAAGCATCTCCAGCATCTTGTATTCTTTTTTGATAATAAAAATTAATGTGATGACCAGCTTGTGATGCTCCTGGTGTTAGATAAATAGTCATAGTAACTCTATCAATAAATCTTTCTACAAAATATGATGTAGGTGTACCTGTATCTGTCTTGTTAGAAAAAGCTTGATATTGTGATCTACTTACTTTTGTTAATGGAGAATCTACATTAGAAGCGTTTCTATAGTTAGCTTCTAAGATATCATCCATACCGCTTACAAATTGATTGACTGTGTCTCCGCTTGTATGAGTTGCAGCTGTTGTTCCATTAGCTCCTCGTACAACTCCTGTTAGTTCTGTAGATGAAAAACCTGTGTAAGATATTTGTTCTGTGCCTACTAACAATAATCCTGATGTAGGTAAGTTAGCTATTGATGTTAATGTTATTCCAGTTGTTGCTGATGTAGAAGCAATGTTAGCAGATAAAGTTGTACTTAATCTACTTGTTTGTGTTCCGTCAGCAGTAGTTCTGAAAAACGTATACGTGTTTACACCGTTTACTAAAGGCACGTTTTGATTTGCTATCTCCCAATAATGTAATTCTCTATTACCCCATTCTGAGAATAATAGATTTAGAGATCTTTTCGCAGTTTTTAATTGATAACCGGATACACCTTGTAATCCGATACGCTCGTACGCGTCCTCTATGATATCATCTATCGCAAAGGTTTTATCAAAAGTATAAGCACCCGAAGTAGTATTTGCCATTGGCTACCTCTCTTATGTAAATGCGCCTATGATCGTACAAAAATCACAATTAGTTAAATCAACATACATACCTGCATCACATTTGATACCTTGACCTGCAATATCAAAATTATGCACATGGTTATCAGCAGTTGCGAATTTACCATGAAATACTAATTTAGAAGCTGTTTTAGAACTATCTGCTTCATCGTAAATTTTTATCTCAGCATCCGCTCCTGTTGCCATACCAAAAACACTCATGATTCTAGCTTTAGTAATAGTAGTTGCAGTTGTATTAACATACTTCTGCGCTAAACCATCTGCCGCTAAAGGTATAGTTTGTTTAACTGTTGTTAATGAACTCGACATATTTTTTTTCTCCTTAAAATTTTTGTGTGGGCCGAAGCCCACACTAAATTAATTATTATGTAGCCGCGTGATCTGGGCCTTGAGCATAAGTAATTGTTACTCTTGCTTTACCCGCAGAACTGTCGCCGCCAGCATCAATGTATTTAATTGCCACTTCAACATCAGATGTTCCAGTGTTTCTCCAATTAGTACAAAGACCTGTTGTTCCTAATGCTACAGGACCTATTGCTGCAACGTTTGCGTTGTCAACATATAAGTCTGAATTACCCACGATACCAACATCCATTGTGTCAGCACCACCACCATTAAATGCTACTTCGACATTTATGTCGATAGCAATAATGTGTGATTTTGCAGGTAGAACAATACCCGTAGATAGATCAGTTACGTTTGTATTCTTAACCTCAACAGATTGAGACATTACAACGTGACCAATATTTTTTACGTTTTCACCAACTGTAGTTCCAGTTGTGTGTCTAATCGGTCCAGCTTTAAGCGGTCCCGAAAATGTAGTTGCACCCATAATTATATCCTCCTAGTTTACGATCATAGTCTCTAGGCCGTCGACTATACTCGTCTATGATCTTATTAATTGTATAGTGAGCAACTTATACTCTTATTTTAAGTAGAGTGCAAGAGAGCCTGTAATGTGAAATGAGTTTTCAGCGATGTAGCTTTTTATTAAGTAGCTACTGAAACTTGTGGAGCCGAATCAGCAATTGCATTTTCTCTAGTAGCAATCTTAGCTTCTTCAAGCTTAATTTCATTG